TGTTTCCAAGTACTCTACAATATATGGCGTATCTTTCTGCGCTAGAAATGGAAAGACCTAAAGACATTCTTGCACACGTTTACACGCGCCATTTTGGAGATTTATATGGCGGCCAAATCGTAAAAGATTTTGTTCCAGGATCAGGAACGATGTACGACTTTGATGATCGTAAAACTCTTATAAGTAAAACACGGGCTATGTTATACGATGGCTTGGCAAAAGAAGCAAGGATAGCATTTGAATATGCAATATTGCTATTCGAGGATTTGACGAATGAGTATAATATTCAATAAACTAATAGAGCATTCAGAAAATTTTCAAAAGCTTCTTGGAGAAAAACTTTCAAAGGCAGATGAAGAACACGATTTTCCCTGGGACAATTTAGTATACGAATCTAAGTATGTAAGGCGTGCACATCTAGATGTAGTCGATAAAAGAGAAGAAAAGAAATTATTTATGATGCATTTGTGTGTATTTCCACATGTGCAATCTACTGCTCCAATATATGGATTTGATTTAATTGCTGGTCCAAATAAAGTTACTGGTGCTTTTCACGATTTTAGTCCAGTGTATGATGCAGGACATCCATTAGCACAAAGGTTTGCTGAAAATGTAAGTGGTTATACATGGAGTAAGAAGAGAGAATTACCAGATTGGGCTAGAGCTATATTTTCAGAAAACATGGTAGCAGCTGGTAATATAAAAGACGAAAACGAATTAGATGAAGTATTAGAATTATCCCTTCGAAATCTATCAACATATATCAATTATCTAGAATTAGAAACAAGATTTGATATAGATCCTAATGTAGATTTTACACAATACCAAAACAGATATTGTTATTTTCAAAAACAAAATCCTCACACTCCACGGGTCATGGAAAGTCTTGGCTATGATCCAGAAACAGTTCAAAGATTTATCAAAACTTGCTTATTTCCTGAAATATAGTCATATAAATAGTAATATTGGATTTTTGTAATCCAAATTATTATAAATAGATAAAAGACTTGGAATATAAGTTCTATGGCTATATACGCAAATCTAACTGCAGATCAAGGATCTACTTTTCGTGCAACGGTAGATATTACCGATGCCGAAGGTAACGGTCTTGACATATCATTATATACCTATAGAGGTCAAGTACGTAAAACGTACACTTCTTCAACGGCTGTTGATTTCACAGTAACAGCTGCAGATGCTCCTGCTGGAGAAATAGAATTATTATTAAGTGATACACAGACCGGTGGAATGAAAGCTGGTCGTTATTTGTATGATGTTGAAATTATATCAGATGGTGGTGAAGTTACACGAGTAATTGAAGGGCAATTAGAAGTTACACCTAGAGTTACGAGGACAACATAGTGGCTGATATAAAAGCAAAGGTTGGTATTAACCAATCGAAAAAAATAGGAGCTAAAGTTGCTAATCAGCAAAAGCTTCAGGTGACAAATGCCAGAGTTGGTATTCCATATAAGTTAGGTGATATTACAGACATTGATATGACTTTGCTCGAGCAAGGTGCAATGTTAGTATATGATGAATCACAGGGTAAATGGATTGCAAAACAAACTTTGCAAGATGGCACCAGCTTCGAAGGCGGCCACTACTAGAATAATAACGGAGAAATAAATGACTACAACAATTATTCGCGTCAAACGATCTACCACATCTGGTGATCCTAGTACGCTCGGCGATGGTGAATTAGCTTATTCAGCCGCGAATTATGGTACCACAAATGGTGGTGGTCGATTATATTTGGGTATTGGTGCTGAAACAGGAGGAGATGCTGCATCTCACCTTGTAATTGGTGGTCAATACTTTACTGATAAATTAGATCACGCTCCTGGTACCTTAACGTCTGGATCTGCTCTAATTGTTGATAATAATTCTAAAATCGATATTTTAAATGTCGACAATTTAACATTGAATGGAAATACATTATCATCTACAAATGTAAATGGTGATATTGTATTAGATCCAGATGGATCTGGCTTGATCTCCGCAAGCTCTACTCGAATTGTTAATGTCGCAGATCCAGTAAATTCACAAGATGTTGTGACGCGTGGATATATCGAAAGTGGTAATGCAGACGTTTACTTTAATAATATTGATGCTGCAGGAAATGTGCAGATTGATGGTAACTTAATTGTTGGTGGTTCAACCACGACAGTATCTGCTCAAAATTTATCAGTTGCAGATAATATGATTTATCTGAATAATGGGTCTGAAACAACGATAAGCGGTGCTAGTGGCGATGGCGCTGATGTTGTATACACCACTACTGAAACTCATAATTATGTTCAGGGAATGTTTGTTACTATCACAGGCGCTTCTCCATCATCCTTTGATGTGACAGATGTTGAAATTACTGCTGTAACATCTAATACTTTTACAATTGCTTCTACAAATACAGATACTTATTCTAGTGGCGGTACAGCTCGAGCTAAATCACACGCAAATCCTGATTTAGGTTGGGCAGCTGGATATTACGATGGATCTTACGCCCACGCTGGTTTTTTTAGAGATTCATCAGATGGTCGCTTTAAAGCATTTGATAGCTATACACCAGAGCCAGATTTAGATGTATTCTTAGATACAACTCACTCTTCATTTGCTTTGGCAGAAATTGAAGCTGAAAACTTTTATGGTGAATTAATAGGTAATGCATCTACTGCAACAGCTTGGCAAACTGCAAGAGATTTAACAATATCTGGCGATGCTACCGGTACGTTCTCCGGAGTTGATGGAACAGCTGATGTTAACTTAGCTCTTACATTGGCCAATACAACTGTTGTTGCGGGTGCTTATGGCACGGCAGATTCTGTTGCAACATTCACAGTTGATTCAAAAGGTAGATTAACTGCTGCAGCTGATCTTGCTATTAATATTCTTTCAACACAAGTTTCTGATTTTACAGAAGCTGCTCAAGATGCTGTTGGTGCAGCGATTACTGCTGGACAGCAAACAAACATCACAGTAACTTATGATGATACAAATAATGAAGTAGATTATTTTATTAATACAGCAACATCCAATATTTTAGGTGTTGCTAAATTTAGCACTGATAACTTTAATGTTACTGCAGGTGATGTTACAGTTGTTGAGGTAGATGGCGGTGGATATTAATGGCAAATCCAACTACACGACAGGAATTAGCTGATTATTGCTTACGCCGATTAGGCGCGCCTGTTATTGAAATTAATGTAGATGACGATCAGTTAGATGATAGGCTGGACGATGCGCTTCAGTTTTATCAAGAGTATCATCATGATGCTACTATTAGAACGTATCTAAAACATCAGGTTACTCAAACTGATATTAATAATGGATATATTCCAGTTAATGATTCTATTATATACGTAAAAAACGTATTTCCATTTAATGCTAAAGCTTCTTCCGTCGGGATGTTTGATATTAAATATCAAATTCATATAAATGATTTGTATGATTTAAGTTATATTGGTGATTTAGTACATTATGAAATGGTTCAATCGTATATAGCACTTCTAGATCGTCAATTAACTGGTCAAGGAATGTTTACACGATACAATAGACATATGAATCAGTTATTTTTAGATATTGATTGGAATAATGAAGTAGATATTGATGATTATATAATCGTTGAATGCCAAAAAATTGTAGATCCTTCTACATATACAGATGTATACAATGACATGTTCTTAAAACAATATGCTACGGCATTAATCAAACAACAATGGGGAGCTAATCTTATTAAGTTTGAAGGAATGCAACTTCCAGGCGGAGTAACATTGAATGGACGACAAATATTTGATGATGCAACAACAGAACTTCAAACAATAAGAGAACAAATGCAGCTCAATTATGAAACTCCAGTTGATTTCTTTGTGGGGTAATTAATGGCTACAAATGTTTACTTCTCTCAAAAAGTAAGGTCTGAACAGCACCTTTACGAAGATATTGTAATTGAATCTCTTAAAATGTACGGGCAAGATGTTTATTACTTGCCTCGCGATGTAGCGCATATCGATACGATATTAAATGAAGACGTTGAATCTGAATACGATTCAGCATACGTCGTTGAAATGTATATTGAAAATACCGAAGGCTTTGAGGGTGAAGGAGATTTATTATCTAAGTTTGGCGTAGAAGTAAGAGATCAAGCTACATTTATTGTTTCTCGACGACGTTGGGAGCAATTAATTGGTATTCATAATAACGGCATTAATTCAGTACGTCCGAATGAAGGCGACTTAATTTACTTACCATTAGCAAATTCTATATTTGAAATAAGGTTTGTCGAAGATGAAATGCCTTTTTATCAATTATCAAATTTAGCTGTTTATAAATTGCAATGTGAGTTGTACGAATATCAAGGAGAAAAATTCGATACTGGCGTTGGTGCTCTTGATAATCTTATTGATAAGACTGTTGCAGCACAAATTATTCTTGATGTTGGTATTACAAATGGCCTTGAATTTACTGTTGGCGAAACTGTGCAGCAAGAATTATCAGAAGCTGGAGAATATGTACAAGGCCAAGTTGTTGCAATTGCAGAACTTGGTGCAACACGTCGCTTAAGCTTATCTGATTGGGTAACTACTGATGGTAAATATCATATCTTTTCTGAACAGGCTTCAATTACTGGAGTTGATTCAGGCACAATCGCAACTATACAAGATGTTCTAGAAATAACGGATTCTACATTGACCACAGCGTTTCCAAATGATCCGCTTGCTCAAAACCAAGAAATTCAAAAGGCAGCTGAAGATATTATTGATTTTAGTGAAACTAATCCGTTTGGAGATATTGTATAATGTTATCCGATCATTTTTATCATGCTTCTATCAGAAGAACAATAGCAGCGTTTGGTACTATCTTTAATGATATTAAAGTCGTTCGCACTGATTCTCAAGGTGAAGTAAAAAATATTACTAGAGTTCCACTAGCTTATGGACCTAAACAAAAGTTTTTAGCTCGAGTTGAAGCTTGGAATCCTGATGACGCTCAAATTGGAATTAAGCTTCCAAGAATGGCTTTTGAAATTACGTCATTAACATATGATGCTGCAGCGCAAATTAATCGTATGAATCAAATTGTGAAAGGAAATATAACTGATGGTACTCGTCAAGTTGTATATACACAAACTCCATATAAGATTGGTATCGATTTAAGTGTATTAGCAAAAAATCAAGATGATGCTCTTCAAGTAGTAGAACAAATATTACCATATTTTCAGCCTGAATATACTATCACGATTAAAGATGTTCCAGATTTTAATGGTGGATTAAAAACAGATATACCAATTGTATTAAATGGCGTAAATTTTCAAGATGATTATGAAGGAGACTTTTTAACTCGTAGAGCTGTTATATACACTCTTAGCTTTGAATTACGTGTAAGATTCTATGGCCCAGTCCAAGAAAAGAGTGTAATATATCAATCTTCTGTCGACATAAACAACTTAGAAACATTTGGATTTTTAGAAGAAGTTTCTGCAGATGGCGTTGGCGAGCAAGCTGTGACAGATCCTGGAATACAAACCGGTGTAGATGAAACTGATGACAATGTGATAACACCATGAATAAGAATAAAACAGACATAGATGATGATTATGAATTTGCTAGAGCTAAGTATTATAATTTAGCAGATAAAGGTGATGAAGCTATTGAACTTATGATGGAATTAGCCCG